CTGGGGGGGGTCTGTAGCTTTGCCCACAGCTCAGAGATGAGCAGGGTTTGCGCCTGCCAGACCATGGCCCTCCGGCTGCTACCGGCGGAGATGGTTATTTTGCGGTCAAATTGCATGGGTCACACCTCACGGTTTTGGATGTATCAGGGATTGAGAAATGCGGTTGTCAAGCCGCTGGAGCTTGACGGTGCGCTGCTGGGTCACCTCATCACGGATGCTAAACATGAGCTTGAGCTGTTCCAGCATGATCTCAACATCAGCGATCTCCTCAGCGATGTGGGCGGCGTTGTCCTGGCCACGGAGGTTTTTGGAGAGCTCCTTGGTGAGCTCTGCCATCTCCTCCATGCAGACCGTGCACTGGCTGGTCTTGCCATAGACATTCACCGCAAGCTGGCAGATTGCCGTTTCGCATTTGGTCATCTAAAAAACCTCCCTGTCTTGCGGTCCCGGAGCTCAATGCGGGCCACCAGCTCAAAGCCGCTTTCCGCAATGATAAACTTGAGGACCTTGATGAGAGTGTTGACCTTGGCATCCAGCGCCTCATGCCCCTCTGCGGACACTTTCTTGATGGCGTTGTATGCCGTTGGGTCTGCGTAGCCCTCAGCGTTTTCCCAGGGCTTTGGGCTCATTGGCCAGCACCTCCTTTTGCCATTGTTCGACATCTGCACCCAGCTCCTTGAGCTTGAGCCGTTCCGGGTACAGGTCATCCATTTCATAAAAGTCACGCATCCGGCGGTGTTCTGCGGCCATCGCCAGATAGAAGTCATGGAGCCGCTTGACCCCAAAGCCCAGGTGCCGGTGCAGTGTCCAGAGCACCATGCAGTCCACATCCAGAGCCAGCAAGTCATCTTTCTCAAGGCACTGCTGGTTGATTTCGTGCATCATGGCCATCTGCATCTCCGGGGTCATTATGGACTTGCCCAGAGCGGAGAGCTTGATGCTGAGTGTGGGGTCTTTGGGCACCTGCACACCTTGGCGTTGCAGGTTTCGCCGCTCTTTTCTGTTCATCGCTTTGTGCCTCTCCGGCAGCGCCCGGCGTTCTCATTGGGCTGCCAGTCCTCAACCACAAGGACCGGCTGGCCGGGGCCTTTGTCACAGATGAAGTCACCCTCACCAATGTACTGGCAGCAGTCACACATGCCGGGGTCACACATCCGGGGCTTTTCACTCCTGGGTCTGGGTTTCCGCTTTTTCATAGGGGCAGCTCCTTTCTGTCACGATTTCACCGGCGCAGGCCGCATAACCAGCCAGATCAATAAAGCTGTCAGCTTTGTCCCCAGCCTTGATGCGTGCTACCTTGAGCAGCGCCATCATCATGGCTACATCCTTAGAGGTGAACAGCGTGCCCATGTAGGCGGTCCACAGTTGCCCAATAAGGCCAAAGCTGTCCTCCGGCGTGCCATAGTCCTGCTCACGCTCACCGCAGACACAGCAGCGGGCGGCCTCTAAAATCTCAGAGCGTTTCATGCTGTCATTGCCTCCTTAATAAGATGCGGGCAGTTTGCTTGTACCAGTGCTTTTGCCATGATTGGCACAACACTATTTCCGATACGGGCCACCTGCTCCTTAATTGGGTACGGTTTTCCATCGTAGTCATGGGTGATGATGTAGTCAGCCGGAAAGCCCTGCATGAGTTTGAGCTCCGGCTCTGCTTTTAGCATCCGCAGGAAAATATCTTTGAGGATGTATTTCTCTCCATCCAGTTCAACCACGACATTTACCAGGCCAAAGCGGTCTTTTGTGGTGATAGTGGCCAGGGGCTCCTCAAGGGTCTGGCCGCAGCCCGTGCCGTAGTATTTGATGAGGAAAGCAGATACCAGGCCAAAATGCCCCGGTGATGTGGTGATGGTGTGCAGGGGCTCTCGGCAGCTCTGGCCGGTGCCGGTCTTGTAAAACTTGGTGACAAAGGCTGTTACCAGCCCATAGCGGTTGCTGGTGTCAATGGTTTTGATGGGCTCGGTCAAAAGCTGCCCCCGTGCATCTCCGGCTTTGGTTTCCCCGTGATACTGGATGAGGAAAGCAACGGCCTCTTTGTTGTTCACGATATAGGGAGTGGGGTTTTCCACCACATACTTGCGGTAGCCGTTGGCAATGCGGCGCATGGTGGCCTCCGCCAGGGGCTTTGGTCGGCTGAAAATGGACTTGCCCAAATCAGACCAGTCAATGAAGTCCCCACAAGAAAGCCACTTCTGGGTGCCGTGGCCGCCGTCCTTGCTGTGCGTGGCCACGGGCCAGGTGATAGGGCGCTGGTCCCGCCTGAAAATGGCATACCAGCGCTTTCTTGTGGTGGGTGCTCCATAGTCAGCGGCTACCAGCTCCTGGCTGTCAAAGGCGTACCCCAGGGAGCACATAGCTTGGATGAACTTGTTGTAGTCCTCACCGGCTCGCTCCTTGATGGGCCTGCCGGTGCCATCCAGCGGCCCCCATTGCTGTATCTCCTCAACATTCTCCATGATGATGATTTCCGGCAAAATGGCCTTGGCGTGCTTGTAGACGGCCCACGGGAGGATGCGGAGCCCCTGGTGTCGGGGCTGGCCTCCCTTGGCTTTTGAGTGGCTGGTGCAGTCTGGGGACGCCCACATAAGATCAACCTTTCTCCCGGCCACATATTTCTGGAGGTCAACGGTGAAAATGTCCTCCGTCAGATGCAGGGTGTGGGGATGGTTGGCTTTGTGGATGCGGATGGCCTCCGGGTCATGGTTGATGGCAATGTCAATGGGGCGGTTGAGGGCCAGCTCAATGCCCTTGCTGGCACCGCCACCACCAGCGAAACAGTCAATAATTAAACCATTCATATCACTCACCATCAATGTCATCAAAGATGACCGGCACCTGGGAGCGCATCTGGTGGAGCAGCGGGATGGCCACCTCCCGCATCTGCGGGTGTGCCGCCGGGGCGGTCCGCAGCTTGAAGAAATGCCGCCATTCCCGCAGGTTGGCCGTCATCACCACCTCAGTCTTGAGGCAAGTGGGCAGGACGGCACGGGCCTCTTGCGGAGTGCAGCCCCAGTCCAGCAGCTCAAAATATGACTTTTCAGCCATCCTGCAAGCCACTTTCCAATACTGCCAGCCCGGTGTGCCCTCCGTCAGGAAAGAGGGGCGGATGACGGTGATTTCACTACCAAAGACATCCTTGGAATAGTTGCAGTAGCGGGTGCTCTCCTGGCAGTAGGAGGCCATGCGGTGCCGGACGATTTCATGGGACACACCCCGATCACACACAAACTTGACCGTGATGTCAAAGTGCTCCAGGACGGCCTCATGGCCACGCTTGATGATGCCCGCCACAAACTTGGCGGCGCTGGTGTCGGTGATTTTGTCCTCAGACTTATAGCAGACCCGCCCGCACAGCTCAATGTGCTGGAGGATAGCCTGGCCATCCAGCGGAGTGAGGATTTCGGTATAGGGGTTAATGATTTTCATGTGCTCAGTCCTTTCTAAAGAATGTGCCCACCCAGCCATCAGCGTTGAGCGGCAGATCAGCGGCCCACGGGATGGGCTGGCGCATGATGTTGACCACCGTGTCCAGCATGGTGTCCTCATCAGCCCAGGGGGCAATGTCAATGACCACCTCATCATGGATGTGGAAAATCACCGGCAGGCCAGCGGCCTCAAGGCGTTCAATGGTGTCCGCCAGACAGTCACGGGCAATGGCCTGGACGCAGTTTTCCACCAGCTTGCCGCCGTAGGTTTCGATGCGTTTCCACCGTTTGGTTTTCTGGTCCATGCCCATGTAGGAGATGGAGGGATTGCCCCATTGGTTTTCACCAATGCCGGGGCTCACATAGTAGAGCTTGCGGCCAGATGGGAGCTGAATGGTGAAACAGTCGGTGCCCTGGTTGTAGTCATACTCACGGGCCAGCAGCAGGCCATTGATGCCCACACTGCCGCCCTGGGTGATGACCTGCACGGCGGCATTGTCCATGGAATACCACAGGTCACGGATGCGCTTGTTGGCCTCACGCCAGCGGCTCACGATGTCCGGCAGGTCCTCCTCTGGGATGCCCATGTCTAAGGCTCCCATGTTGATGAGTGCGCCGGTGCTGCCCTGGTAGCCCAGGGCCAGCTCTGCCACCTTGCCCTTTTGCCGGAGTGCATACTCTGGATTGCCCTTTTTGATGAGCTCAATGGGCACGCCGAACATCTGAGAGGCAGAGGCCTCATAGATTTTTCCGTGGGTGCGGAACACCTCCAGCCGCCATTGCTCACCGGCCAGCCAGGAGATGACACGGGCCTCAATGGCCGAAAAGTCAGCGTCAATGAGGACATGCCCCTCCGGGGCCACAAAGGCGGTGCGGATGAGCTGGCTGAGGGTGTCAGGCACGGAGCCATAGATCAGCCGGAGGGCATCCAGCTTGCGGTGCTCCACCAGCTCACGGGCCAACGGCAGCGGCTCTGTGTAGGTGCGGGGCAAGTTCTGGACCTGCACCAGGCGGCCTGCCCAGCGCCCCGTCCTGTTCGCTCCATAGAATTGGAGCAGCCCACGGACACGGCCATCCGGGCACACAGCGGCCTCAATAGCGTCATACTTTTTGGTGCTGGTCTTGCCCAGCTCTTGGCGTATCTCAAGCATCCGCTGGACCTGGGGGCTGTTGTCCTCCTTGCCCAGCAGGCGGGCCACGGTGTCCTTGCGGAGGTCCGCAAGCTCCTCTCCCATGGCCTCCTGGAGCCATTGCGTGAGCTGTGCCACGCTGTTGGGGTTGTCCAGCTTGGAGATTTTCATGGCCTCCTGGGTGAGGTTTTGGCGGGTCACATTGCCCAGATAGAGGGCACCGCTCACCAGGTCCATGTCCACGGCCACGCCACGGGCATTGATGATGAGGTCCGTTTCCCATTGCTTTTGCACGAAGTCTGGCACGGGGAAAGCAGAGAGCCGCCGCTCAATCTCCATTTCAGTCACAACATCTTGGCGGCAGTATTCTTTGAACAGCTCCCACTTGTCGGTGTCATGCTGGGGCAGGTTGCGGGTGCGGCCTCCATTGGCCTTTGTGGGGGCGCAGGGGACGCAGAAATAACGGATGAGCGCCTTGCCGGTGTTGAGCTTGCGCTTGTCCTCAGCAAGCCCCAGAGCCTTGCCAGTGGCATCCAGGCCTGCTGTGTAGCCACAATAGAGGCCGTGGAACATGGTGCAGCGCCATTGGTCCGGCGGCAGGGTGCCCAAAAACTTGGACAGGCAGCCCCACTCAAAGGGGGCGTTGTATGCGTGCTTGATGTACTCCGGGGAGGTGATGGCCTGGACCAGCCACGGGGGGAGGCGTTCCCCCCGTGCCAGGTCAATAATTTCAACAGGCGCACCATCCACACTGTACGCAAAGAGCAGGATTTCAAAGTCCGGGCTGGAAATGTACTTTTGCGCCCCGGCCTTAGCAATCGGCACGCTTGAATAGGTTTCAAGGTCAATGCTGAGATGGTGCATGATGTCCTCCAATTACATGGGCTGGCCGGTGATGGGGTTGATGCCGCCGGTGGTAGCCCAGGGCACCTGAGCAGCAGGGGCGGCGGGGGCCGCAGGCTGGACACCGTAGGCACCGGGGGTTGCGGGCATCGCCGCACCGTAGGTGGGAGTGGCCGCAGGAGTGCCGCCCAGCCCGGCGAAGTCGGAGGCAGCGGAGGCCTGGCCGCTCAGGGGCTCCCCGTCACGGGTCTTGAGAACATTGCCCAGACCACAGCCAATGCCCTTGTTGCCGCTGTTGGAGTAGCCGAAGAAACGGACGGTGACACGGCCATACATGCCGCTGTAAATGTCCGCCGGGGACAGTTCGCAGTTGATGTTGTCAATGCCCACCACCTGGGGCCTGTTCTTGGTGGAGGCGGTCATCACCCAATGGCCCTTGCACTCATCGCCAAAGGGAACACCGGAGGGGCGCACGCCGTCACCATCGTAGATGGGCACCTTGAGCATGGGCGGGCGGGCACCGTTCCACACCTTGGCCATGGCCTCATTGGCGGCGGCCTGGATGGCAGCGTCAATGTCAGCCTTGGTGGCGGCATCGCTCTTGGGGATGAGCAGGGTGACGGAATACTTGGGCTCACCGCCCTGCTGGGCGGCTCTGGGGGTGGTCAGGTTGGCATAGGAGAGGCGGACCTCACCAGTCAGGACTTTCATGGCATCATTCTGATACATAATCTTTTGATCTCCTTTACAGTTAAATTACACTCTGGTGTTTGCATCAGGCTGGGCCTCAGCCCAGCAGGTTTGAAGTTTCACCCAGCGCTCATGCCGGGCTTTGCTCCGCTTTACGGCAGCGGTCAGCCGGTTGTTTTCCCGGAGCTTTTGGCGGTCCTCTTTTAGGCGGCTTTTCTTATTGAACACATTGCGCCAGCCGTTCTGATACTCAATACTGGCCTGTTTCCAGGCCTCTTTGCTTTCAATCACGGCGGCATCCAGGTAGAGGGTCATCTGACGGATGGCTCCCTCATTGCTCCACGGGTCCGCCAGGAGTAGCTTGAAAACCTTGCGGATGTTGGAGAGGGGCATGTCCTCCAGCCGGTCAAAATAGATGTCTGCGTGGTAGTCCCCAGTGTTGATGGTGATGAGCTTGGCGGGGTCTGTGTACTGCGTGCAGCTCTCGCAGACTGCCGGGTCACGGATGACCGCCATACTGCGGCAGGCGTGCTTGCAGAAACGGCCCACGGGGTAGCCCTTTTCCTCATCATCCAGCGGGATGGGTGGCAGCCATGGGGCGGAATGGGCGCAGGTCTGGTACTTACTCATTGGCAGCCACCCCGGCAAAGTCAGCAGCGGCGGGGTTGTAGGCCTCACGCTTGTCTGCGCTGAGGGCCAGCGTGGGCTTACCCAGGGGCTTGGTCACATAGCCGCCGATTTTCTCAGCAAACTCCGCCTTGCCCATCAGTTTCTCCATCTCAGAGAGGGTCTTGGGCTTGCGGTCATAGAGCAGGGCCTCATCATATCCGGCGGCAATGGCGGCTTGGATGGCAGCATCCTGGTCCGTAAAGGTGCGGATGCTCCGGCCAGCCACCAGTTTCCAGCCCTCAATGGGCTTGCCGTCCAGCAGGGCCTTGGTGGCGTATTCCTCCAGGTCCTTGTACCAGGCCACCAGCTCCTTGCCACGGATGAGGAGGTCACCGATCTCCTCATCAGAGAGGAGCGGGTGCACCTCATTCCCATGCGGGCCGATGTGGGAAAACTCCTGGGGGACCATAGCGCCAGGCGGGACGGAGGCGGCAGGCACGCAGTCCTTGAAGTCCTCCAGCGCCGTGTTGGTGTTGGCACGGGCACGGCATTGAGCCCTGCCACGGCAAAAACGGCAGTGGTCACCGGGGACAAACTCACCCAGCCCGGAGAAAGCCTTTTGTGCAATGGGTTTGATGCTCTCGCCCCAAGCCAGCAGCTCCTCCACGGTGATGGTGTCGGTGGTGTAGCTGTCAAGGCGGGGCTGGTCAATGGACATGCGGACCTGCTTGATGGCATCACCGAACACGGGGGCATAGCGCTTGAGAGCGCCCAGAGCGTAGAGCCGCATCTGCGGGTTGCCCACGGCGGACACCGGGACACCCTTGCCGTGCTTGTAGTCCGTGATGCTGAGGGTGTCCCCGCCAATCATCACATTGTCACAGGTGCCAAAGCCCTCCGGGACATACTCCCCAAAGTCCACTTGCACCTCCGCCGCCACAGTGGGCGTGCTGTCATAGAGCATGGCCTGCTCAGTCAGGTGCTCAATGTAGAGGTCACTGGTCTTGTCCATTTCCTCAGAGTAGAGCGGGTTCTTTTTGAGCTTGTTGAGGCGGGTGGTGTAGGTACGGGAGGTCATCACAGTGAATTTCTTGAGGGTCTTGAGCTCACAGATGGCGTGGGCCAGGCGGCCCTCCTCCGCATATTCGCTGGTGCGCTCCGGCAGGTGCTCCTCAAAGCGGGGGGCAGCCGTGCATTTCAGCCAGCGGGATGCCGATGAGGCAGAAAGCAGGGCGTGCTTTTCAGGAGGCATAGGGCACCTCCTTAGAGCTGTGCGCCCAGCGTCCGCAGTTCGGTGGCAAAGACACCGCACTGGGCGGGCGGGGGGCGGGGGGGG